ATCATAGTCGTGAATGAAATAGTTCCGTAACTCATCACAATAATCTTGTAGTGCCATAATATCCTCCATTTAATTTATTAACCAGCGGCTGTTTCAAGCGTAATATCAGTTAAATCAAACTCGTACTTTACGCTTTTTCCGTTATATGTAAGTGTAAATGACGCATATTTTGGAGTTGTAGTTCCCTCTGAGTCATATACACCAAGCGGGAACGCAAGATAACACAGGTCATCACCCTCGATAACATTATCTTCCGTCAATGCTACTGGTGAACCTGAAGCTAAAGTCAACGATACATTTGTATAGGTAGTTGTCGGTAATTCCACCAACATTAACATACAATTTGTGACGCCGCTTTCAGCTCCGAAAATAGCGGTAGCACTTGCAGCCGCAAGTAACGGCACTTCTCCGTCAGGTTCGACTTTATAGTCCACCCCCGAAGTAGTGCCTGCAACTATAGTTTTTATAGTTGTACCTGTGCTGTCTATGTTATATGTTGTAGTAACGTCATTAGCCGTTATCGGATAAGCATATACCCCACCATGTGAGATTATGTTAGTCAAATCAGGGGCAAGCCATGCGGCTTTACTCATTGACTGGGATATCTTTTTCAGATTTATTTCCAGGTCTTCTCCTCCGACTATTCTTAGTAGTTTCCTGTAACTCACTCGTTTCGACCTCCTCTATTGTTATTGGTTCACTTATTTCGGGTTTTACTCCGAAACAACTGTTACCGTTTTCGTCAATCCACTGCATAAATAATCACTCCTTACGAAGTTACTGCTGAAGTATGGAGGTAGATACCTTTGACTTTATTGTCATAAGCGTCGTTTAATCCATAGATTCTGTATCCGAATTTCCATGCGTCAGCGTCTTGGTTCATTTGAGGAGTGATTATTTTAGCGTCTTGATGTTTAATTACCTGAATAACCGCTGGTTTATGGATTATCAAGAAGTTGATGTTGTTTGCGCCTGATGTTCTTGCGTATCCGCCTGCCCCGTCTGCTGTAAGTGTTACTGCTTCATAAAAACGTCCTTGCGGTACAACGGTAACACTTGCGAACATATCGAAAAATACTTTCGAGTCGGTAAGTGATTTATTCATAATATCCGCATAACCTGTTGCAGTTATAAAAAGATGTCTATCTGATTCTGGGACTTCCGCTTCAGTCATTGCTGACCATGCTGCTGAAACAAGAGCATACCAACCTGTTGCAGATATTGTTGCGTCTGAAGGATGTGTTCCTGCTAAACCTGCATATGTAGCAAACCTTACGGCGTCAATTTCGGGTGTTACATAACTTCTAAGGAATTCGCCCGCCATACGTCCATAAGCAACGCCAGCAGTTTCCTCATTATCAATCGAGTCTACGCTGAACATTCTTCCGCGTTCGTAGTTAAAGGATACGGTCTCGTTGGTCATTGTAAGGTCTCCGCCTACATAACCATTAGTTCTTGAATAGTCTGCAAGCCCTTGCATGCTCATTTTTTGAATTACAACGCTTTTTGCGCCTGGTGTATATTTAACTAAATCATCCGCTGTATCTAGTTTTGCTGTTAAAGATAATGCTTTGTATGCCTCATCAAGAATAGGGGTATATTGAGTAAATAATGCTCCGCTTAAATCCTGGCTCATTTAGAACAACTCCTTATTTTTTGTTTTCTAAAAGTTCAGGAATTCCTAAAGAATTCGTAAACTTTTGTAGTTGTTCCTCTTTTTTTATTATTTCTTCATTATTTGTAACTGGCGGTCTCGGCACTTTTACGCCCTCAACAATTTCATGCTCTATAAAATCAGACCAGTCCGTTATTATGCTTTTGTTCAAATCCTCGGAATTATCAAGCGTATTATCCTCTTTGAGTTTTAAATCATCAAGTTTAACTGTACGCATAATTAAATCCCATTTGTTCTTCTTGACGTTATTAGCCTCTAATAACTTCGTGTACGCTGATTTTTTAGTGCTGTTAACTTTTTCGGATTCAATTTGCTTTTTGAATTCCGAAAACGCTTGCGATTCTGACTCGTACTTTGCTTTGTACTCATCAATGGTTTTACTGGTTTCCTCTAACTCCTCGAGCTTTTTTAAGAGTTCAGGTACTTTAAGTGCGTCCACTTTGTAAGTTTCAATCTTTTCCTTTAGACTATTAACGGTTTCTAAGTGCATGTCTAAAATCTGACTTAACTTACTTCCCTCAATTCCCATTGCCTCGAGTGCTTTTACTGTTACTGCCATATTTTTATAATCTCCTTTGTTTCGGCCACTGTGTCTCGTGGTTTGATTATGACATAATTTTATCACCTTTTTACAACAATTCAAGGGTTGTTTAAAGATTAATATACATATATTATTAATTTTGTCTTTTATCGAAAAAAATCGAAAGTTTGGACTGATTAAATGGACCTTGATACATATATTCTTATCCTTACTTGGCTTAATGCTGGGCTTGGAATATACGCAGCATTTACTAACGCCAAAGGTAAAAAAACCGCGTTCCTTATGTGGATTGTCATGGATACACTAAATATCCTTATTTATTCGTACTACCACATATGGGCAAAACTCACCACAACGCTCGTTTATTTAACAATCGCTTTTTACGGATATACCAAAAGCAAGAAAAGTTAACTTTTAAAAATGGTATAATTACTAAAGCTCGTGTGCCATGTGTACAAGGAGTTTCTGGGAACGTATTATTATTCAATGCGTTCCTTGTTTTTTAAAAATGGTATAATAAAAAAGAGATTAACTAAGCCCTCCCGAACGGGTAATTAGTTAATCTCTTTTAATTTATGCGATTCTTAATAACCTTTAATAAAGCTAAAAATATGTGCTATAACATCTACCGTCCACGCATTGCCTACGCATTTATATCTTTGTGTGTTGCTAATACCGACATCTGTATATCCGTCAGGTAAAGTCTGCAATCTTTCACATTCAATCGGAGTAAGTTTTCTTATATAATAATCCCCGTCAGGCAAATCGATTTTATACAATCCTGTTTTCGCTCCGCCTCCTCCACCATTGGCATTAAGGCACACGCTTTTCCCTTGCACGCTGTAAACTCGATTAGCTTGTCCTGTTTTTCCGATTTCTCCTAATCTTATTGGTTCACATACCATTGAATCTGTGCGTTGTAGTGTTAACGAATTGGATTTATCATCTTTTCTTATTTCCAGATGATTCCTAATGCGGTTTTCTTTTGTGTTTCGCGGCCAAGAGCGAAAAGCACAACCTTTCGCGGGAACGGCTACCATTGTTCGCGTGTGTTTTTCAAGAGTGTGTTTAAGCTGAGCGTTATTTATTGTCGCTGTCACACAATAACTTTTTTCTGTAAAAGCAGTACCGTTTTCGAGAACGTCCGAAAGTTTTATACCTTTATCTTCGGGTTGTGTAACACCTGGGATATTAGTCCAATATAACCGCTTTCTTTGTTGCCCGGAAACTAACGCTGAATTTATCAAAATAGGTTCTACTCCCATTATTTCTGTGATTGTTTCTTTATCCGCTTTGCTCATGCTTGCCACGTTTTCGAGTAAAAAGTATTTTGGTTTAACTTCTTCTAAAATCTTTACATACTCCCAAAAAAGTCCGCTTCGTTCCCCGTCTAATCCTTTACGATTTTGTTTCGCTATTGAAAGGTCTTGACATGGACTACCGCCAATCAATAAATCTATTTTCGGGAGTGTAGTTGTATCTAATTCCTTTACATCACCAAGCTGTATAATATCCGAGTGGTTTTTTGAGGAAACTTGTATTGCATATTTATCTACCTCACTTGCGAAATAATTATCAAATTTGATATTTGCCCTTTTAAGTGCTTCATATCCGCACGATATTCCGTCAAATAAACTTAAAACGTTAATATTAATCACCTGTTTTCATGCGTTTCTTAAACTATCTTCAAGTATTTTTCTGTATTCCTCTGTATGGTTATATGCCGCTGGTCTTAAATATGGTTGTGCTTTCATTTTCCTCGTGCCTAATTCAACAAAACTCGCGTATTCGCAGTCACTTCCTATCACTGCCTCGTTATCCTCTACGGCATGAGAAATGCTGTTTCTAAGTCTACCTGTATCAACTGGGCAATCTGCTTTTGCGTATGTTTCTGCAACCGCTCCGATAACGTTTAAACCTGTTATTGTCGCATATCCCATTCTGAGTATTACCTCGTCACTGTTATCTGTAATATTAGTAGTTACACCCACCGCTATTCACTCCCTTTAAACCCGTTATATACATATCCCAAAGAACACCGACAGTTATAAACTTCGGCTGGGTCTCCGTTATAATCACCTGGATAATCAAGCCCGTTAGAAAATGATTTGTTTACTGGTACAGTTTCCCCATTCATTGATAAATGGCTGTCTCTCGTGCGCGTGTCTAAAGTTGCAATCCAAGACTTCTCCATATCTACGCCTTGATTATTCAAATCTTTCATGCTGTTAATACGCCCTACGTTTTCCGCTGAAGTTACCATTGTTCGCGCGTTTCTTATAGCGGCTTTTTTATTCATATCGGTTACGGTTTGTAACCGTCTCGCTATTTTCGGGATACTTTCCCCGCTTTGTATTGATTGAAGTAATACCCCGTTTATTTTTTTAGCGTTCCACTTCAAATCTTCCGCTATATCAACGGATTTTGTGGGCAACTTAATACGCCGTGCGCGTCTAAGGTTAGCTATTACTTTACTATTCACGAGTGTGAAGTCTATGGTATTAATATCAATCTTTAGTCACCTCTTTTTTCACCGACCTTTTTATCGCGTTATAATTTAAAGCGTAAATTTCAGATAATTTGTTATTGATTAAATTAAGTTCCGTATTATTTATTCCGACATAAAAGTTCGCAAGTTCTTTGACAATCCGTTTCCATTCTTTAGATAACAACACATATTGAACCATAAATTCCGTATATTCTTTTTTTGTAATTAAACCGCTATTAAGCTCACCTATTTTCTGTTCAAATACTTTTTCAAACCTTTTAAAAAGTACCGAAAAAAGCTTGTTTATTTGCTTATTCGCGTCATTATAATCACGTTCAAGCCGCTTCTCTATCTTTTCAAGAATAATATCGGTTTCGGTATGTGCTTTTTTTAAGTAATCCATTACTGTTGTACCTCTGGACTAGTTTGGCCGCTCATATTATCTTGTTGTTGCGGTGGTTGTTCTTGTTGTTGCGGCTCTTGCTGCGGTTGTTCAGGTGTATATCGTGCAGCTTCTTCGTTTTGTTTACGCTCTAAAATGCCGTTTATTTCGTCAGGGCTTAAAAACGGTAAATGTTTGAGTATGGTTTCGTCATCAAGATAGTTCGCCGCTGTCAATATCATTGTTGTTAAGTCATTCATATTTGATATTTGGTTACGTTTAAACTGCGGTACGCTATCAATTCCTTGCAACGCAAGTATGTTTCTTATAAACGCGATACATTCAAACTCATATTCGTCAGCTTTACAATCGAGCGGCAAATATGCAGCGTCAATTTGTGTGGCGGTCGTTGCACCCGCGGAAATCACCTCAACCTTTAAAGCTCCGAAATCTTTGTATAAATCATCCTCTAACCTGTCAAGGTATGTAATACGGCTTTCATACGGGATATTTATTTCTTTTGGTGTAATTGTGGCCTCATCATCAGAAATAGCAGCACCAAGCATTTTTATACGTTCAATAAGTTGTGCAATACTCTTATCTTCCATTCCGCCAGCATTATTAATTACCCAGTAAAGCATATGCCCGTCAAGGTCGTTTGCGAACCCTGATTTTATGAAGTCGTATGCGTCAATACTGTTTCTCATTCCCACCAGTTCGCTCTGTTTTGACGGATTGCCATAAAGCGGTACAATCGGGAAACCTGGATAATTCATTTCCCTATCAAGTTCAATCCCGTCCGCTTCGGTCTTTTTATATACAACCTTATACGCTCTTTTAGGCGAATATAACGCTATATCTTGTTTTTTGTTTTTAATATATTCAGTTATTCCGTCCTCTTCATACAGAGTTATTCTCATAGGTTTATCGCTGTCGAGTTGCCAAAAATACACTCCTGCTCTTATTAAACCCGTTTCCTCATCTTTTAACGGCGCAAATTCTGTGTATTTAAATATTTCCAACTTATTGTTATTCCAAAAGCCGAACGAAACACCAGCGATTAACGCTTCTCTACCTGCTATTTGTAATTTAGTATCGAAATCACTGCCTAATTTTTCTTTTACGCCCTCATCCGAGAACGTCACGCCATTACCAAGTAAATACTGGTTTAACTGCGTAATAAAGCGGTTAAAATAATTACTTGCCAACTTATAGTTTGGACTAATAGTATCCTCTACCTTTTGACCTGTTAATTTGTAAAGCCATTTTTGATAATTCATAATAGTAACGTTGCGCTGCTTATAATATTGTTCAGCATTCAGTGCAGTCACATACTCAATTGACGACTTATGCTCATCTATTATTTCCAGTAAATACTCCATTTTAGCCGACTCGGTTGTGCTGTTACTTAAAAAATCCTGAAAAGTCAACACTATAAAACCCCCTTTTTTGACAAAATTATATCACAAACGCATTGTTTTTTTTACAAGTATAATATAAAATAATTGTGTTCTTCTTTTTCAAATTTTCTTCATTTGAAAAGCTCCCGATTGTGGGAGCTTTTTTATGTATTGATATTTTCAAGATTTTGGAATATAATAATAGTAGCATAAGTTTTGATCGTTTTAAGAACGGTTTGTTTCCAAGTTAAGCAATTGATTTAACCGCTACCTTTGGACGAGGGCGGTTATTTTTTTATGTATTGATATTTTTTGAAAAATTGCGTATAATGGATAGTAGCAAGATTGACCGTTCCAAAAACGGTTAGCCCTCTAAAACTAAATGCAATTTAAAAAAATAGCCGTTCAGTTAGAAGCAGACGGTTATTTTTCTTTATTTATTTTGCAAATCATTTTATAAATAGTTATTAAAATGAGTAAATTAATTACCGAATTTGCTAAATCCATAGTGCCACCTCCCGTCTTAGGGAGTATGGCTAACCGTCTTTATAGGCTCATCTTGCTACTAAATTCTATTATACCACAATTGGTAACTTTTTACTATCTTTTAACCTAAATTAAGCCAAGTACGGACACATATTCCTTATCTTCTTTGAAATACACTTTTTTGATTATACTTGCTAAACTGTCGGGCGCGTCATCATGGGTCGCGTTCTCGTTGAAATCGCAAATTTGATTTATATATTCCGCGTCAGTACCCTCTACAAAAATAACGTCCTTCCATGCCGCTCGTAAATATGTTGTTATTTTAATAAACTTGTTTTGTGATTCGTGATAAGTCCTTGCTCTTATTCCGTTCTTGTTTAACTCTTTACCTAAATATCCCTTATCACCATTTTGCTCGCATAGTGTGCGCCTTATCCTTAATTCCTGGGAATATACCGCTATATCACCCAAACAATCATCCACATGTTTGTTCCACAGTTTACCGAAAACATAGTATTTACCGTCTTGCTTTTTACATGCTGTATATGCAGTAAAATCCGCGCCGCCATAAGCTGCGTCAATATGTGCTTCGGCGTTAAGTACTTTCACAGTTTCCGCACCTGTTTGAGGACTTGTAAAAATAATATCTTCGTCCGCTATTATTTTTAATTCATAGTTAGCGGAAAACAAAGAAGCTGTCATTGACTGTTTAAGTTCGGCTAATTTAATATCGGATATTAAACCAGTCGAGTAACAATCGTAAATATAAATATTTGGCATAATCGTAAAACAATCATCCTTATGCCATTTCGTACCTGTATTAAATATGCGTCCGTTTCTGTTTTTAATATTTTGGAGTTCTTGATATATGATTTTAGTTCGGTCACGTTCAGCTTTTGAAACGCGGTCGGAAATATTAACTATATCATCCGTAAAGATACGGTCAAAGTGTTTACCAGTCAATGAAGAACCGCAACCCATAGCGGATAACTGCGCCGAACCTCTGGGGTCATTGGTAAGATTAGTTGACAGTTCGTTAGCGTTGCTTGAAACAATCTTTAAAGCACAGCCGTATATACATTGCACGAAATATTGTGTCTTAGGATTTTCAAGTATCTTTTTAACTTGACTGATTATTTCTTTAACGTCATTATCGGTTTTTCTTAAAAACATCGTACGCCTGTTTGGCAGCAGAATAATTATTAAAGCTAAAGCTATTGAAACGCTGGTAGTTTTATAACTTGACCTATGTGACAATAACGTCCTGTCCTCTTGACCTGTAACCATGTTTACAATCCAGTCGTTGTTAAGCTCTGTTAAGTCCTTAAACCCTAATAAATGGCCAAACTTATATGGAGTTGTTGTCAAAAACTCAATTGCTTGTTTTCTGGTCATTTGCCAAGCACCATATTTTCTATTTCGTTTATTGTTTCGTTATCCACTTCGGCAACCATTACTTTGTCAACTGGCTTGTTACCGCTGGTATCGCGTGTTAATTCCCATGCTTTCCAGTCATTATCCAAAGCTGCTTTAAAAGCCGATAAAGCCATTGCTTCCGCGCCTGTAATAGGAGTTCCGTCCTCTTTGTTTCCGACCTTGCTTTCAAGTAACGCCTGCATGTGTTCCCTGAGGCTTCTTTTAGCGGCTTGTGCTACTTGAGACGCCTTACCCGCTTTACTCGCGTTTTCTTTTCTTTTTTTCGGTGTTCTTTTGGCGTTATATTCACCTATGTTTTTATTGCCTCTTGGCATAAAATCACCTCTGTTTATTTCCACTCATATTTTCTTAGCGGAGTAGTCAAAGCTCTTTCAATATCCCATTTTCTTTTAACGATTCTTGTATATAATACACCATAACAAATCCCAATTTCTCTCGCCCATTGCCTAATACCCTGTGTTTTCCCATTATAAGTCACATAATTAACTGTCATAAAATCACCTCTGCTTTTAGTATCTTTCAAGGAATTTTATTATATTTTCCTGCACGACTGACTTATCAATATGTGTTTCTTTTGCGATTTTCTCTTTTTTAGTCCATGAGAATATCCCTCTAACCGCTAAAAGCGTATAAACGAAAAATAAAGTCATTTGCGCGTATTCACCTATTACCGCAAACCTAATTGTCATGTACATGTTTGATATAAGCCAAAAATAAAAACCATACTTGCTCCGCTCGGCATTCATAAACGTACCTGCTAAAGCTATGCCGCTCATTATCCATGATAATATAGTCCAAATCATATTTCCCCCGCCTTTTTTAATAAATATCTTATACGTCTGTATTTAAGCGCAGCCTCTTTATGTTCTCTGTAATAGTTCCGCTGGTATTCCTGGCGCTGCGCTTTATGCTCTATATAATAGTTGTGCTGATACGCGATAATCTTGTCCCGATTTTTCGCAATATACTCGTGATATTTTTCTGGATTCCTCTGTTTATAGCTTTTAGTTGACACTTCTTTTTTTATTTCTTGATTAAGTTCAATAGTTGCCTTTTCAATACCCCATTTTTGTTCATTAATGGCGCAATCCTCGTCACTTAAAATACAATCTTTGTGTTTGCAATTAAAGCAGTCGCCATTACAATCATTCCCCATTTGCATTGCCACCTTTTGATTCAACCTTTGCTTTTTTCTCTACTTCATACTTATGCGGATACTTTTCAAGGTCTTTTTCATATTGACGTCTTGATTTATAAAATCCGCAATCCTCATTGGCGCAAACCAAATATCTTAAAAGCCTGCACGACGGTTTACATTTTCCATACTCAAACGCGAAACAATCAACCTTAATTTTGATTTTTGTAATATCCATAACTACCTCTTTTCTACAACACGCCTTCATACTTTTCTAAAATAGGCTTGAAATACTCATCTTCGGCAACTTTTCGAGCTTTAGCGGCTTCCTGTATGGTGTTAAAACAACCTAAATGTATTATTTTACCTTGAAAAGATATAGTTGCTCTGAATTTATTTGTTTTCCCTATTCGTTTTACGCCTCTAACACCGCTGGTATTATTACGATATATTTTTTCTGTATTTCTTAATAATTTTAAATTCGTATTTTCTACACATTCGTTGTTAAGTTTATTATGGACGTGTTCTATATGGGCGCACCCACAAGAAAAAATGCCTTGATTTAATAATTGTTGTGACGATTTATAACATTCGTTACCGCAATCGCATTTGCATAAAAACCAACTGCGTGTTTTTTCTTTATGGCTAAAACTTATCACGGTTAATTTACCGAATTTTTTCCCTGTTATATCGCCTATTTTTGCCAAACAACCGCATGATTTTGTGTGTCCGATAGTAAGGTAATTCCCATTTTTCACGCACTTGTTTCCGCAATCGCATATACATTCCCAAAATTTACGTTTTTTGTCAGTATGATGTAAATTTAAAACCACTAATTTCCCAAATCGTTTGCCTACTAAATCTAACATTCTCACCGATAAATTACCTCGTTTTTTAAATCTTTTTACAAATACCGTATATGGTCCAATATCCGTTGAACCACAGATACAGACGTCGGATTATAAAAATTAACTGCTGTTTCTGGGGTATACTCTACGGCTCTCCCTCCGTGGTTTAGCTCGTATATGTATATATTAAACTGCGGTTTTTGAGGGTCAGCAAATACCTCGAAAACCAGATTTTCTCCTATTTCTTGCGGCACAATATCCCAGCCAATCATACCTGAAACGTATCTTGTCACATACTCCATTGAGTAAAAAGAAACCTCGTAAAAAACACTTACTGGATTTAAATTAACTACCGAGTGTTTAAGAATTAAAGCTATTTCTTCTGGTTCTCCGACTGCGTTACACCTAAAAAAACACATGCAAACAATCATAGCGACAACATTAAAAATCCTTTTCAACGAAAATCCCCCTTTTAAATATTCATTTTTAACACCTCTTTTTACAATATACCTTTATTTTCGTTTTAAACGCCCATTTTTCGACTTTTATATTAAAAGGATAAATTCCCCTACTTTGGAATAAACTCTCAAATTTGGTGGCAAATTTTGGACGTATGAGCTATTCCTGTTTAGCATTCAATAAACTTTTTAATTCTTCCAACGCTTTCTCTGCGTCTGAAAAAGTTTTATATCTGTTAAAAGCGGACCAACTATTCCCGCTGCATAAACGAATTTCATAAGGCAGAAAACAATCATCACTTTCACGGCGAATTACAATTGACGATACCAAATCAGTGTTTACTAATCCCCCTGGTGCTACGTCAATCCACATATTCATTTCTCCTTTAGTTTTTTCAACACAGTTTTCAACATAATCCCCTTACACGCGCGTGCGCACGCGAGAGAGTAATAATTTTATTATTAATTAGATATTATTAATTAGATATTATTCTATGGGGGTAGTTTTCACATGGGTAGCTTTCACCCCCCTCAAAACCACCCTTGTGGGGAACGGAGAACGAAACGGTCGAATGTTTAAAACTATTGTGCATTTTGCTTATTAAATTCTTTCAACGACATACTTATTGTTTCCGTGTTTTCCATGTTTGGCTTGTCTAACAAATCATAAACATATATAAATTTATTTTTACCTGCACTTATTTTGTATTGCTTTAAATATCCAAACTTTTTCAGTTCTTTCCACATTCTGTCAAACTTAACTTCCCCAGTAGCACACTTTTTTCTTAAAAATGTTTTATCTAATCTATTATTTTCATAATAAGTTATCCAACGCTGTATGACCGAATACAAACCTCTTGCGTCTATTGACATACTTTCGTCATCAAGTGCCATGTTTGATACCTGGGAAAAGTTATACCTTTTTTTAAGAAAACCGCCTGTATTTAAAACATCTGCGTCTTGCTTTAATCTTTCAATTAAGTTTTCTGGTGATAAATCTAACTCCGCCATTAATACACGTCCCCTTTTATGTAATTGAATATCTTTTCAAAATCACTTTGCTTTATGTACACATTGCAATCCACAACTACGGTTTTTACATCTAACTTTTTAATAATTAATTTTAAATCAGTCACGCTAAAATCTGCATTCCCAGTAAAACCTCTTATTAAATTGCGTGCTTTTTTTAATGGATAATTAGACGCCAAATTTATTGTTTTGTTATACTTCGGCTTGTATTTGTCTATATACCTATCTTCCAAAACACACAAATCTTCTTCGTTACAATGTAAAATCTTTATTGTGTCAAACACTTTGTCGTTATGAGAAAAAGGTCGTAATATCCCTCGTTTTGTTTGCCCCACATAAACCACTTCATTGCCCTTTAAAAGAAAATAAATTAAGAACCTTTTATACTTAAATGTTTCGCAATTAGTTTCCGAGAAAATCAACGGGAGTTGCTCCTTTATAAAAATATTTTTTAAATACCTATTTACTTTTTGGATAGGTATGGTATAATAACTTCATAAGCTTTTTTAAAACGGCATGAATATCCCGCTTTAAAATTGCTTTTTTGCTGTCTTGAGATAAAATCTCTTGACGGCTTGAATTGTATCATAAACTTGAATATTTTGCCACTTTTTTATACGTCTTTTATCTCTATGTATCCTTGCCGCTCAAGCTCTATAAGTGCGGCAAAAACATAACTCGCCATTGGTATGTCTATCTTTTCAAGCATTCTTTCAAGCTCCGTATGGTGAAAACTTGTTTTGTCTTTTCTGAAACTGTGACGGGCCAGGAACATAAAAAACCTTTTGCTTTCTTCCGACAACCCGTTTTCTTCGCCGAAAAACATAGGGCAACATAGCTCATTGTGCCTGTCCAGCATGAACCCTCTTAACTTATGCTCGTTTAAACAAACTTCCATTTAACGACAACCTCTCATTTCTGTTCACTTTTGGTAGTTTACATTTTATTTGTGGGATTGTTTTAGTAATATAACAGATTTATTAAAAACCGCCTTGATTTACTGACCCCTGATGTTATACTTTAGATAGTCTTTTAAAATGTGTCTTATCGAAGAACCTTTTTATCCGTTCCTCTTTTTTTATTTGTTCTTTGTTATTTGCCCGTTTTTGCCCCTTGTTATTTTTCGTAAAATATTTTTTTGTTGTCATCATAATTATATTACTTACGAGATTTTTAACAAGCACAAAAAGACGCCGTTTTTCGACAAAAAATTAGCAACTATTAATAAAAATAGTTGCTTTTTTTGCGGTTATATTTTGGTTATTACCAGCTCCGTGCGAGGATTGACTTTATCCCAAAAGACTCGGCTGCCGTCATGGCTGAACACTATTTTTCGGTTGTCGTCCTCTACTACTTGATAATGCACAAGCACATCACATATCGCCGATAATAAATTTGTAAGGTCTACGTTCCCCCTTGTCTTTGTGTAGAACACCGCTTGAACGTTAACGGGATAGTCTATTTTTTGGTTGGCCTTTAAATATTTTCCTGCGGCCGATTCATATTCCTTGTACTGCTCACTCGGTATCGGTATGTATCTGCGCTTACCATTCTTTTTTACTGGTATCAGTTGCTGGCTGTTTTTTTTCGTTATCGGCGGAATTGATATTTCCGTCATGTAAACTATTTCCTCTTTTAACGCGCTCATACTTACGTCTCGCCACCTTTATTGCTTTAAAAATTCCGTAAACATACAAGATTATCCCGAACGCTATAACTACCCTGAATATCTCCCATATCCCTAACATAATCTCCACTAACCATATTGGTTGGTGGCAAAATACACTATAAATCATTCCCATTATCACTCACTTCCTTTCGTTAACAATGCCAATATATCGTCTGTATAAGAATACAACTTCATAAAACCCCGAATTACGTCCTCTTGCTGATATGACGTTTTGTCTGCCGTGTTCAGTAACGACGCCAATTCGTCACACGTTATATTGCACTTCCTTAATTTTACCTTAATTTTTTGTACTACTTCTAAATTACTTATGTATTCTGCCATGTTTCAGCCTCCTTTTTGCCCCTTTGTTGCATTGCCGTTAAAAATGTGTTACAATGAAATTAAAAAACCTTTTTTAATTAATGAAATTCTGGGGGGGGATACCGATACCATGCACATTGAAGAAATCTTGAAGTGGGAGCATAAACTGCAAAATCTGGAGAATTTTGTCGCTTTACAGATTATAAAAAATATACTTACTGATTCATTTCCTAAAGACGTTATAAAAAATCAGCTCGTAACACTTATGAAGATTTATTCAGTGCGTGCTGTTTTCGAGTCTTGCCACACAATTAATTCCGCTCGGTTTGATTTAAAAAAAGTCGAGGATAAATGCCAAGACATCATTAATAAAAACAAAGAACGATTTAAGGAGTCTTTTTAAATACTTTTTAACCGTTTTCATTGCTTTTCCCCCTCCAGAACTGTTCTAATTTTTGCCCATGGTCTTGTCGTTTATTTCTTTGACCTTTTCTTTTATTGTTTCTATTTGGCCTATATACTGTTCCAGCATTACAAAGTCATACATGGATATTTTCATGCCATTAGTTAATATGTGCTTTATTAGGTCCTCGTTGGTTTCGCTTTCATATTTTGCCCCAAAATACAAGAACCTGGTATCTTCATTTTTATCATAAACTAAAATCAACCCGTAACTTGTACCGTCTGGAGAGTCTGCTAACATCAAGTTTAAGATTTTAAGTTCATTCATTAGTGGCCACCTCCAAAAAGTAGCCTAAACTTACGCACATGTTTATCATGTAATCGGTGTTAAAAGCTACTGTCTGGTGTTTAAATACACGAGAATTCTTTTCCGCGGTTTCAACAGTTTCCTCTATTGTTTTTTCCCGCAATTCCTCCAACGTAAATTGCGGGTCTTTTCCGAAAAACCTTTCAACCACTTTAGCAAAAGTAATAGCTTTGTTTATGTTTTCCATGATTATTAAATGCTGTAAATCTGATGTTTCGTCTGTTTCCCCCTCGTTTGCTAATTCTTTTGATTCTTCAAACGTCAAGCTGTCTAAAAACATTAATTCCTTTATTCTGGTCCAGTTAATTTTATATTTTTTCATTCTTTACCCGCTTTCTAAACCATTTTGAAAATATACCTTTACGTTCCTTGCAATCAATTGACTGCTGTATTGTTCCCGCGTGTAGTGCATGTGCCTGCTGTGCGCTCCGCTGCTCGTTCATTAAAGCGTTGGTAAGTTGACTGATTTGTACGCCGTTTTCAGCCAACTGCTTGTCCTTTTCAGCAAGCTGTTTATCTTTGTTTTCGAGTTGTTTGTCCTTTTCAGCCAGTTGCAGTTGCAACGTGTTTAAAATAATTTGCAACTCGCTTGTTAATTCGGGTGTCTGTTCCCCCGTGGCGAAAAGCTGTAAAGCCTCGGTAGATATGGTTTTCTTGCCTTTTTCTGATTTTAAATATGGTTGCAAATCTTTTGCAATCCTTTGGTAAATAGCTTGTGTGCTTACCCCTGCTTTGGCCGCAAATTCTTTAATACTTAAATATTGTTCTTCATTCATTGCAACTTTCCTCGCTTTAAATTAAAACGGTAAATCCCCGTCATCATCATTGCTGTAATCGGTAAATGATTTTTGCTTTGGCGCATGTACTCCTGACAGTGTAGTGCTTTGGTCCGCTCCGCCGCTTGATTCATTATCCGCTTTACTTCCGACAAAATCAACTCCGCTTGCAACCACTTCAAAAGCTTTACGGTTGTTTCCGTCATTGTCTTGATAGCTCCTTGTCTGTATACTTCCCTCTACTGCTATCATTTGCCCTTTTTTAAAGTGCTTGCAAATAAACTCCGCCGTGTTTCTCCATGCAACGATATTAATAAAGTCCGTGACCTTTTCTTGGCCGCCCGAATATTTCCTCTGTACCGCTAACGGGAACGACGTTACGGCAACATTTGTCTGTTTCGTGAATTTTAGTTCTGGGTCTGCTGTTAACCTGCCTGTAAGTACTACGATATTTAACATTGCTCATTCTCCTTTAGATATTTTTTGATTCTCTCAAATACATTTTCGGCACTTAACCAGCCGACGACTCCGTCATCTTCTTCTTCCTCAGTCATCAATCCCATTATTTCAAGCAAATCATCTTGTCCGCCATAAGTCCCCGTTCCTTGTATAACGCTAATAACCCTTAATTTAATGTTATAGCAAGGTACACATATTTGGTGGTGCTGGCTTTCTTTACACAAAGAATTGTCCTCATAATCAAACGGTATATTGTTTTCTTCAAGCATTTTTTTAAGTTTAAATATTTCTGTGTATTTCATTATCATTGCCCTCCTTTTTAACTCGTACATACGCCACACTTTTGTCTTATATGTGGTCGCCGTTTTCAGTTATATTCATGGCCACCGCGTCTATAAATTCATAAAATTTATATCCGTCGTGAGGCAATCTTGAGTGCTTAAATTCATACATTAACCCGTCTAATATATCTCGCAGGCTTATGAGTATACTGTAACATTCAAACTTATCATTCTTCGCAAGTTTTTCTATTTTGCCAAGGTGTTCCAACGATAACCTTGAAAGAATTGATTTAATGTGTTTGTTATCGTCGTCTTCAAATTCTTCCCGCTCTATTTCCAACCCGCTTTTTCTGGTTTGCATGTCAAGTAAAAATTCTTCGGTTATTTCCACTATTTCATTCTCCTTTATTTTTTGTTTGTAAACATGTATACATTTTGTATACAGAATTTTTACACTTTGGCAACCATTTGGCAACCATGTGTCATACCAACTGGAACCACAACGTAACCTAACCTAACTAAACATAACTTAACTTAGTAGTGTATGCGGTTTTTCACCGATTAATACATACTTTTTTATCCCATTCTGTATTAACATGTTTTTTTCTTCTCTATACCTTGTCGGTTTATACCTATCGTTCCTAAGTGTGTTCTGCATTTGAAAATGAGTAATAACAATTACCCCGCTTTCAAAAGGAATTATAAATTCTTTCATACACAGCAGTTTTAAATCGTCCTCTGAAAAGTTAAGCATTTTTACTATCCTTTTTGGATTCCCGACAAACCCGTCATCATCTGCCCTACATACCAAGTGCATATATAACGCTTGCGTACTCCCTGGCATTTCACAAAATTTATCTGTGTCTATAATATCTAAACTTATCATTCTTCTTCTTGCCATAGGTCCTCCATTCTTAATCTAAACAGCTTTACCTATTCACGATTAACTTAACCATGAATAGGTATTTTGTTTTATAACTTTGATTCAACTTCTTTTAACTGCTTGTCTGTAAGTTCAAACAAACTTGATATTTGGTAAGTCGCGCAAATATTGTTTATTAACTTATCTGATTTTTCGGGATATTTTTCGTTCATTTTGATTATTGCTTTTTCTACGTCCTCTTTTTTGGCTTTTGGAACGGTTTTATTTGGTTTCGGAGCTGGTACAACGTTTACCGTTTCTTCTTCTTCGGGAAAGTCCTCGCCCTCGTAAATATTTAAAGCAAGTCCGAACATTGCTAAATTCTTTACTAAACAACGCATGATAGCGTTATTAATGTCACACATTGTAGCGGCTTCAACTCTTATATTCTTTTTATTAAATGTGTCGTAAGTATATACAGAGCTTTTCATGGCTTTGTTTTTACTGTCCATTACCGCTAACCACATATCATGTGTGAGTCCGTCGATTGTCACGCTCGTGAATACCATGTAGCCGGTAGCTTCGTCATAAACATACGGCAACTGATTTTCGCCAAACCGCTTGACTTCGTAATTTGCGTTCGGGAATACCTCTTTTGTTTCTGCCCACGCGCTCGCCCATGATAAATATGTAAGTCCGTTTTTCTTTTTTGTTTTGTCTTTTACGTTGATTTTATGCAGTCTTTCAAATATTGTCTTTTCTGCCTCTTTATTCATGTTCACCCTCCTGTTTTAACGTCTATAATGTCTGTAATGGCTTCTAACGTGTACTATCCTACCGCTCCTAAGCCTCCTGGTGTGCGCTCTCACTCTGTATGTTCTGCTGCTTCTACTTCTGCAACTGGAACTTGTGCGCCTCCTGGCTTGCACATCAGGTGTGCTAACTCCAACAGCTCCCGCTATCGTTAAACACGCTAATAACCCGCATATGATTTTTTTAAAATTCTTCATTGTCCTCCTCTTTGTCCTCCTTTTCATTCTTCCTGTACGATTCCATTTCCTCGTCAGGAATATTAAAACGTTTTTGAACTTTCTCCCAGAACTTCGGCCCACCGTTATATGTGCCTTGTAAAACGTTGCACAAGTGTTGACGCGTGATTCCAACTTCGTGCGCGAAATCTTGAAATCTATCGTATTCACGCTGTATTCTGAAACTTAATTTATACCTCATATTCAACCCCCTCCCACAATGTATATTATACCATATTTTATTAACTTTGGAAAGTATTTTTTTAACTTTGTAACGTCAAAACCGCGTGTAGTTCCTCTTTCTCGGCCTCGGATTCTTCAAACTCCATATCGCAGTCGTGGCAACGGCCCTCCGCGCTGGTTTCCTCACATTCAACCCATTGCTCGCAGTCGATACATTGTTCGCACGGCGCAACCGCCCACCCAGCACAACACGGACACCCCGTGTATTTTTGGCCGTAATCGGTAACATACTCCGTTATATCGTCGTCATATAACAACGCACCGCAGTCGCGGCATTTGTATTTGTACATAGTATTACCCCTTTTTCGACTAATATTTTTTTGTTGTCATGGTTATATTATAGCGCTTGTTTATTAACTTTGTCAAGTATTTTATTAATTTGTTAAAGTATTTGTTGACAAAGTTAATATTATATATTAATATATAAATATAAACTGAAAGGAGTCAAACCATGGAAAAGAAAATCGACGGAAAAATTTACAACACAGAAACGGCTCACAAAGTGGCAGAAATTAAGGTAATTAGTGACGAGGGATATTTTTACACAGGCGTATATGTTCAAGCACCAGAGGAATTTGAAACAGGCGTTTTTGCTGGCGATACTTTCGTTTATATGGACTTTGTACTTTCCGAAAAGCGCAATAAGATAATTCCAACAGATGTAAACGGATTGATAGCATTCGAGGCTTTTGTAAACAACGAGCATATAACAGCAATTAGATTTGACGAAATTATTTTGCAAAAATCATTTGATACTCCCGACGTTGCATACTTAAAAAGAGCGGAATAAACCGCTCTTTTTTATTTTATAACATTAACTTTGTAAATAAATACTTGACAAAGTTAATAAATCATGTTATGATAAGTATATAGCAAGAACAAAGTTGTGTGTATTTAAAAAAGGAGTGGTAGAGTGGAAGCTAATATAAAAAAATTAGAAAATAAAGTTGCCGATTTAGAAACAAGATTAAAAGATATGGAATTTTTGGGGACTTTGTTTTTAGCCACGCAAGATAACGAGAGACTTTCTAAATTGTTCCCCCACTTAAAGGTAGACATAAACCGAATATGGGGGAATCTGAAAGTACCCGATATTGCATACTTAAAAAGAGCGGAATAAACCGCTCTTTTTTTATGTATATTATTATTTTTATTTTGGAATTTTCAATATCTGGCCTGGTTGTATTACGTCTCCCGCTAATCCGTTAAGCGTCTTTATTTCCGTATATCTTGAACCAACACCCAGTAACTTGTTTGCTATGGCCCATAAACTATCACCTTTTTGTACTGTGTAAACTGTGTATGTAACGTTCTTGTCTGGAGCTGCACTTGGTGAATTAAATCCGTTAATGCCTTTCATTTTCATAATGCTCGGATAATTCTTGTATGCTTTGTTAAGGTCTACGTTCCCACTGATTCCGCCGATAATACCAGTTTCGCTGTGTTGCCAAATACCGCATTCGGCTGACGGTTCACCAACACCCCACTGCGCAAGCCATAAATCGTATTTCGGTGCGAGTTCTTCCTTGATAAGGTAATTGTTCCACCAGTTAAGGTTGCAGTAAATCATAGCATAATAACCCGCTTTTTCTATTTCCTCACAAAACGCTTTACATATATCGGTCCGCGCTCTGTTGTCGAGCTTTAGCTGTTCTTTATCTTCAATATCAAAGCATACGGGATATTCTAATTGCAACCCGCTTATGTTTTTAAGACAAAATTCAGCTTCATATTTGGCGTCTGAAATACTGTCGGCGTAAGAATAATGATACACGCCGCACGGTATACCTACATACTTTGCGCCCGCATAGTTTTCTTTAAACTTTTTGTCTATCTGGTTCGGTGATTCCTTGCCGTATCCCTCGCGGATAATTGCAAATTCCACACCCTCGGATTTAGCTTCTTGCCAATTTATATTACCTTGCCACTTGCTGCAATCGATACCTTTAAACTTTACGTCCATGATTTTAACCTCCAACATTTAATTTATTTGTTTTCGAAATCATTTATAAATTTATTACTTCTTTGTTTCTTTACATACCCGTATTCTCGTTGATTCCCACCATTTGCAAAACGTGATTTATTGTTACTGTATCCTTGATAATACCAGCCAGAGGCTGTCCCTTTTACAAACTCAGCTTCCTTCCACCCCTCGGGGACTTTATTTAAAATCGGGAAATCGGTTGCCATTGTTTTTTCAAAGTTTAGTTTCTTCTTTGCAATTGAAGTATAATCACTTTCTTTTAATGCCCCCACAATCTTTGCCGAGCCTAACGTTTTATATGTTTTGCCTTTGAACACCTGCGTTCCTCCGCTCGAACTGCTTGCTCCACGTCCGCCCATTATTAATCACCTTACCTTATATGATTTATTGTTGTTGTGTTTTGTCCAAGCCTCATTAATTAGGCTCTCATTTTTTGAGGACCACATTAATAACGTGTCGCTACCAAACGCGTCTTTTTGGTACAACTCATATCTACCGTGATTGCCATGGTGTGTTATATAATAATGTTTATTTTCCTTTAATACTTTTGTTTGCATATCATTAGGTATAATGTTCCCTTTTTTGGAGTACAGCTTTTTATAATAATTAGTCATGTAATTATTAGCATACTTTTTGAATAAACCGCCTCCAGAGCTTGAGCTGCTTGCTCCTCTACCACCCATTATTAATCACCCTCTTTCCCCTTGTATCCTTTCATGCGTTCAGTTACTTTGTTTTCGTAATAAATAACGTCTGTGCCTTGGTAATCGTATTCGACTTTACCGCCGTAAACTAAAATGGTTTTTGGTTTAATGCGTTTAATCATTTCGGTTACTCCGTCTTGCCATACTTCAAAGGCCTCGTCATCACGTTTAACTCCTATTGTGCTTATACTCACTACACTGCTTGGCTCTATACCGTCAAAGCAAAAATCATATGTATCTTTTTCGGCCCAGCTAATTGTCGGTATTACTTTGATTCCGTAATCTTGCATTATTTGGCCTATCAAGCGGCTGCGGTATACGTTATATATCTTTAACGCTATCGGCATATCCATATACAAGCTGAAGTCTGGAGTCAACATGCAATCATATTCTTCAAGTATGGTCGCGTACATAAACGGATTATTCCATATCCGCTCGAATTGGTAATCATCAATGTAAAAGTGTATACCCACGCTCTTGTCTGTTGCGGTTTTAGCATAGTTAAACGATATTAAATCCTTAGGGATATAGTTGTCTTTCTTGATTATTGGCATTTGATACCGCCCAGCCGTTCTGTCAAGGTCACTAAACTCCAAGTTGTATGCCCTGTCGGTCCTTAACCGCTCATTTCCCTCAAAGTCTGTTTCCTCTGGTCCTGGAAGTGAGGTATTAAGTTCAATTTCAAACCCAAATTTGCTCATATCTATATCGGCAATATTAGTAAGCTCGATATTTAATAAACCTAAATCCCATTCAGATTGTTCCGCGACTTTGTTGTCGGCCAACCTATACGCTTTTATTTGTTCCTCGGTCAAATCGTCCGCGATTATGCAAGGAACAGTCTTTAACTTTAATTTTTTAGAGGCTTTTAGCCTGGTATGTCCGCAAATAATAACATTATCCTTGTCCACTATAATTGGAGACTTAAAACCAAAATCTTTAATTGATTCAGCAACTGAAGAAACCGACTTGTCATTTTTTCTTGGATTCTTTTCGTATGCTTTAAGGTCTTTAACGTTCAAATATTTAATTTCAATCATGGCCGACCCCCTTTATACGCCTATTATACCAAAAACACAAAAAAACAAAAATCGCAATATTTTTATGGTTATTAGGTACACTTATTTTCAACAATGAAATTTATAATATTAAATTCACGTTAAACCGCTCAAAATAAATAAAACCACAACAAAAAAGAACCGCATACTACTGCGATTCTTGAGGCGTTATATTCTTGAGTTATACAAAATGTTTATTTTGTATCATTCGTTATTTTTTCAAACTTTCCTATTGTATGCATCCCTGCTAATACTATTCCTCCATTTTTGGTCTTTAAAAAATTTAAATTGTCTGACATAACATATCCATATTTTTTTACTTGGTCATATAACCATTCATAACATAACTCGCCGTTACATTCTGTTTCCCATGTATTTTTGTTTCTCCCTATTTCCGAAAATTTAATTTTCATTTTTAACTCCAATCATCATCTTTATCTTCGTCATCTGCGGGAAGAATTAAATTTCCGTTTTCATCATTAGTTCCATACGTTGCTTTTATCTGATTTTTTTCTTCATTACATTCCATATCTTTCAATATATAATTCATAGATATTTCAGATTGTTTACTAAAAAAATCAAGATATATTTTTAGTTGTTTGTTTTCGCGTTCCAACTTTTCGATTTTTTCTTTATCTGTCATTCTTTTAACCTCATCTTCAATTAGTTTACACAAATTCGAAAAACCCTCCGACGATATTATTTCTCCCTCAATCTCACAAGTAAATTGATTAATATTTATTGGTTCATACATTTCCGAATACATAGGTTCGCTAAGGTCTACCTCTTTTAATTCCCACAATTTAATATCTGTGGGCATTTCTATATGTTCCATTTTAACCTCTTACTATAAATAATATTATCTGAATAAGTGTAAAAATCGCAATATACCATTGTAAATAACTTATATGTTTATTTCTGTTATGCAACTGACATTTTAAAGTTTCAATTTCACATATATAAAACTTTTCTCTGTTATCTGGAGATAAATTATCCAATATTCTTTCCCTTTCTTGTTCTTCCATTTTTACCACACTTTCTCGTACGACTTTATGCTATTATATCACACTTTTTGAATTCACTTCCCGCACAGTAAAAAATTATCTATTCATTTTTAGCCTTTAAATGCACAGTTGATATTTTAAATTAATTTGCATATAATAAAAGTAGCAAGAGTTTTAACCGCTCAAGAACGGTTTATCCTATATAAGAATGATTAAAAAATAACCACTTTTAGTGAGGGCGGTTATTTTTTTATGCTATTAATTATTCCATAAAATACAGTTAGTATTAATAAGAAACATATCAAATCCATAAACATCACTCCTCCCATGAGGAAGTGACAAACCGCTCTCTAACAGATTAACTCTTACTACTTATTTTATTATATATTATTCGCTGCTCTGATTAAAGACTTTTTTTAACCAGCCGAAGCTACTGTTGTCACTAAATCATATCC